AATAGCCTCAACAACACCACTCTTGATGCTGTTGCCAACATCGGCATAAATCTGTTTCAACTGCTCAGCCTGTTCTGCCTGCCGCTTGAGTGCTTCATTGCGTTGCAGTATTGCTTTGACTTCGCCTTCGTTTAGACCCTTGGTGTCTTTCAATATGTCGCGTAATTGTTGTTTTAATATCACCTCCGCTTCATTGCCGTTTATTTTTGCCTGCAATAATTCTTGCTCGTCCATAAGCTGCTGAACACGCTCAACACCAGTTTCCCGCTGCTGCAGGTCATACTGAGCAAGTTCCTGTGCTGTTTGAATTTGGCTTTGCTGTAATTGCTGAGCGATCTTTGCAATACCCAATTGCTTTTCGGCTAACGGCACAGAACTTTGTTCAATACCAAAAGCCTGATAAAGAAGTTCGGTTTCGCGGCCTATGCCTTCAAGCCTAATTTGATCTTCTTTGTTTTTAGCAATAGCCGCCTGCGCCAGTAAACCTTGCAGTTGAGTTTGTTGCTGAAGAAGTGAAAGCTCACGGGTCAATTCCGGCACTTGGCTTTCGCGTGGCTTTTTGCCTTTCTTCTGCTTCTCATCTTCCCCAGCGCCCAATGGGGTTGTAGGCAGCGTCGTGCCGCCTGTTTCGGCCCTAGTGGGCAAACCCAGAACGCCACGAGCAAATGCCTCACGTTCACCCAATAGAACTCGCCTTTCACCCCTAGCCGCAGGGCCCATACCGCCAACCAAGGGGGCAAGGGGACCAAGAAAACTCTTTGCGATTTCACCGGGCGATTGAAGCCGTTGCCGTTCCGCCTGAATTGCTTTCAGTGTTTGTTGTGCAGCTTGCTTGCTTTGAGCTGGCGCCGTACCACCAAATGCCGCCGCCGCACCACCCTTGCCACGCTGACCACGCAAACGGTCAATTTCACCACGTACCTGTAAATATTCCTGCAACCCACTAACGGCCAAATTGATTGCAACCGTAATAACGCCAATCGCCGCCAAGGATTGCAAACTGGCAATTAAGGGATTGACTTTGCCTGATGCGGCAGCGGATTGAGCCGCCAGAGTTTTTGCGTTATTGGTGTATAAATTAAATGCGCTTGCTGATGTTGTAGCCGCAACACCACTGGCCGCCAATGCAGTTGTTGTGCCGACAAGACTTCCAACCAAAGCAACGCGAATCGCAATGATCGCCTCAAATGCTTTTTTGACAACTAGGACTTGAACACCAAGGCGAATTAGCTCAACGGTGGCGTTTTTAACGGGTTCAGGCAGGCCAGTGATTGCCCGCACTAAGCCAGTTATATCTCTGACTAACGGCGCAACGATTGGCAATAACTCATTGCCGATTGCAATTTGCAGGTCATCAACTGCATTTTGGAAGTTCTTAAATTTTTGAATATCACTCTGCTGAATAATTTGGGCAATTTTTCCGGCGCCTTCGGTTTCAATTCGGCGCAGGGCAGCAACAACAACCTCAGAGGTCAGCTTGCCTTGCTTGGCGTATTCTTTAAGGTCGCCCGCCGCAACACCTGTTTGCTGACTGATAGCAACAAGGATGCCGGGAACCAGCTCGGCAATCGACCGAAACTCATCGCCTTGCAAACGGCCAGAACCCAGAGCCTGAGCAAGCTGCGTGAATGCGGCGGAAGCCTCGGCGCCAGCAACGCCTGAAAGTCTTGCAACAGTATTGAAGCCGGTAAACGTGCTCTGAATATCACGCAGCGATACCCCAAGCGGTTTGAGGCGGGCGTAAATATTGGTGACCCCTTCGGCTGCCTCACGATTGCTCAGACCAAAACGACGGGCAGATTCAGCCGCAAATTGCTGGACCTTGGCGGTTTCGCCGTATTGAGCCGTTAGCAACTTCAGTCGCAGTTGCAGGTCGTTAAAGCTGGCAGCGGCCTGTACCGCCTGACGGCCAACCTGAATTAACGCAAGACCGGCAGCAGCACGCTTAAGCCCTTCCAGTGCGCTCTGGGCTTCTTTTGACGCGGTATTGATCTGCCGAAGGTTATTGACCGCACCGGCACTTCTTACCTGTACGTCAACGACAGCTACGGCCACAGCAACGCACTAACCCTGTCTATGCAGTCTATCGCCGTGCTTTCGCCTTGGCCTTATCCATCTCCTCTTTTTCGCGTTCGCCCTTGACCTCGTAATAGGCGGCGAACATCACAAATTCGGCCTCGGTCAACTGACCACGGAGTTCACTTACCGTTTTGCCTAATTCGGTGGCTAGGAAGAACTCAAAGAACAGCCAAGAGTCTTCCTTTATTCGTTTTTTGCTTCCTCAAGACCCTCGGAGTTGCCAAGGCCAAACAGGAACAGTTCCAGCTCGTTTAGCACCGATTCAGGCAGTTCGCGCTGCAGCTTGGCGGCGTCGGCAGCAGCAAAGGCCTTGGTGCCATCCTCAAGTTCAGCCATCTGGCACAGCATCTGCGTGCTGATCTCCAGAGCCTCTTCGCTGCCAGCCAGAGTCGTTGCCCGCTTACGGTCAGCACGGGTAATCGGCTTGAAATACAGCGACAAAACAACAGCGCCATCGGCTCCTTTGATGTCAAACCGACGACGCTGGTTCAGGTCAAACGCCCCGGTGAGAAGATCAACAGGGCGCTGATTTGCGGCGGGCATTAGATGCTCAGAGTCAGGGTTCCGCTAGAAACGAAATTGAGGGTAACAATCTCGATCTCGCCAACCGTAGCACTGTATTCGGTGCTCGTCACCACGATGGTGCCCGTGATCTTTTTGCCGCCGGTTTCGTCCAAATACAGCTCAACGGCTGCATCGGCCTCGTCCGTGGCTTGGTTCACATCCTTGATCAGATCAAGTTTGTCGCCGGCGCCGGGAGCGTCGTACATGACTTCGATGGTGCCCGACCCGCTGATCAGACCACCAACGTTGGCGCGGTAGGTAGCGCCATGGGAAGACACGTCGTACGACTCCTTTTCAACGGTCATAGACCAAGAACGCACAGCCGCAATCTCAGAAAGACCGCCGCTACCAGCTTTGTCAAAGAAGACGGTGCCTTGTTGGCCGCGATAAAAAGCCATGATCAGATGTCCAGAGTGATGGCGCCGTTGGTCACGAAGTTCAGGGTAATGACTTCGATTTCACCGACAGTGGCAGAGTATTCAGCCGAGGTGATAACACCATCAAAGCTGATTTTCTTGGTGCCGGTAGTGTCCAGATACAGCTCAAACAGAGCAGCACCCTCATCGTTGGCCGTATTGACCATTTCGATGAAGGCGTTGGTTTCGTCTGCGCTGCTGGCGGTATACAGCACCTCGCAAGTGCCAGAGCCGCTAATCAGGCCGCCAACATTTGCTCGGTAGGTAGCGCCAAGGGCGGTGGTGTCCAGCGATTCTTTCTCAACGGTCAAAGACCACGAGCGGGTGCTGGTGATAGCTGCAGCAGATGAGCCCGCGTCGTCAAATTTGACGGAGCCCTGCTGGCCACGGTAAAAAGCCATGGTTACAGATCCTCAAAGGTTTCAAAGGTCAATCTGACCTGTGTTTGGAAGAAACCCTCTGGAGATGGGTTAGCCACCACCTCGGGCCCTGTTGGGGGATCAAAGTGAACCCCACTTACAACGATTCTATTGTAAAGATCGCGGATCCTTTTACCAACGGTCAGGTTGGCACCGGGTCCAACGCCCTTGGCGGAAAAAATATTGATGACTACAACGCCAATAACGCTGTTGCTGCTGCCGGTTGTGCCGCCCATCGTCAGAAAGCTGTTATTCCCAAACGAGGTCAGACACTGAACCCAAGTGCCATTGTTGGGCGGGCTGTAAGCCTGATTATGAAAAACCACCGGAATTGCCGGCGATAAAGCCAGCTCAGTTGCCAGACGACCTTCAATCGTGGAGCGAATTGTGTTGAGGTTAACGGCGGCCATCAGTCTTGCCTTCCAATGGAATCAGCTAATTGTCGCGCCCTAGCCGTCATCTGTCTGGCAATAATGTCTATCCAACCTGCGGGAGCTTGACGCGAATGACCGTTAGCCAATGGTTCGGCATACGGCAACGTGTTGTGGACGTGATAGTTGTTGCCAAACTTTTCTTGTCCCACCGTGTAATTGCTGGCCGTCGGTGGCGTTGTGCGAATGCCGGGGCCGGCGTCATAACTGCTTTCTGTTCCGTTTTCGCCAATGATCCAACTTGCCCTGAAGCGACCAGTATCAACAGGGCTTTGAGCCTTTAGCTGGCCGTCAGTTTCTAGCACCACCACGCGCATCAGTTGATCTAGCTTTTCCTCGCTGTAATCACCGATTTGATCGAGCCTGATGCGCCTAGCCATTGTTAAGCCCTCAGGAACAGTTCAACCGCAATGGCGATGTTGTCTTGTTCGATGACGTTGATTTTTACGATCTGATGCACAATGCTGCTGATAACAACACGATCAGAAAGGCTAGGTGTAATCGTCAGGTCAGATGCGGCAATGATCAGTTTTTTATCTTGCTCGTGAACCAACTCGTTTAATTCTTGCTTGCGAACAGCGTCAACAACACCTTTGATAGCAGTATCGGTTTCGGTTTCGGTGATCGCTCCGGTCGTCGTGTTGTACGCACCGCCGCTGACTTGGCGATAGGTCACATCACCGCCAAAACGGTTGATGACCTTGCTGGCAGTTTTACGAAGCGAGGTTGCAAGTGCCATGAAAACAGATTAGGCGACCTGAACAGCCGTGACAATAATGCAAGGCACGGAAGGATGAGCGGGGCCTGAAGTGGCAGCAGGTAAAGACTGGAGACTGGCTGCCACGTTAGTTGTTGACCAAATCAATTCAAGATAATCGTTAGCGGCAAGCTTGAGCACATAATTCACGCAGCCAATTACGTTGCCATCAACGCCGCCGTGGCTTGCAATGATGCTGAATTTGCTGTCAGATGCTGTTACGTTGCCGCTAGAGCCGCTGTCGTTTTTACGCAGCCAAACGTTAATGTCGTGAATTTGCGAGTCTGAATTTGTAAATTGAGCTGAATAAGTGATGCTGTAAACACCAGCGCGAGAAAAGGTAATCCGCGAACCAGAAACAATGCTGATCCCACGACTGTCTGGGTCTGTTGTATTTATACCGATGGAATAATCAGTATTTGCCGCCGTTGCAACCTGATCCGTGGTGTCATAAAACGACCCCCACAGCATTTGATTGCGTACGGTATCAAGCTGACTGGTAA